CGCCATGGGATCGTCGACCACGTACCAGCGTTTCCACGGATACATCTGCGACGCATTTTCCGTCGGTGCGAGGCGCTCCGTATTGACGACTACTTGTGGCCCCGAAGAAATCGCCATATTGTTGACCAAAGCGCGCAAAGCCGCGTTACACACTTCTTGTAAATCTTCAATAATATCGGGTACGCCATGGCCCATCACCGTTCCCGGCACCTTCTCGAATGACGTCATATAGTAAGGGTGACGCTTACGCGGTGACGGATTGATCTGTGTTTTAATGGTAAACTGGCCCACCACCCACGACTGCACCATATAATCGACGTCGGGGTCGGGACACAGTTTTGGATCGACGCCGTTATCCCACAGCACCTGTCCCTGGAGACAGCCATGATATTCCGCGCAATCGATCATGTTAGAATAATTCAGATAGGGCGATTCGCGTTGCTCATTGAACGCCTGCTCCGTATCCGGGTAATCCATCCAGTCGCGCAGGCCGCGCGAATAAGCTTCAAGCGCGCCGCGCACCGCATCTACGTCGTAACCCGGCAGACCCAGCAAATCGTTCAAATCCGCCCGCGTCATCCGTTTGCGTTCGATAATTTCCGCCTCTTCCAACGTCGCCGCCCCGGGCGTCCAGCACAGGAAAAACGGATTGACTCGCTCCCAAAATAGTTGCGGCCGTGTCTGGATTGATGGCTTGCCGTTAATCCACGTCAACTTGGGCACCATCCTGACTACGGGACCCTTCAGGACCGCATACGGATAAAGCGGCAAGTCGATCAGGAACTCGGCGAGCGCGTCGTAAAAGCCGCCGGAGATGAGAATGTCGTCCATCTTATCGGCGGCAGCGTTGGCCTGCATCATCGCGATCCGCCGTGCCGCCTGCTGTGCGGCATGGGTCAGCGACACGATGCGGTTTTTGACTTGGTCCTGCGTCGGCGGCTGCGGCGGCGGTGGTGGTGGCATCCCCGGCTGCGGCGGCGCCTGCATCCCCGCCGTCATCTGATTATGCACTTCACCGGCGACCAATTGAATGATCGACGCCCTGACCTCGTCGGGCACCGGCGGGTCGGGCTGCGGCTCGACGTCCCAGGGCCGGTCCTGACCCAGATAGACATCACGTAACAACGACGTCGCGCCCCGGCACTTCGTCGCCGCGAGGCGGGAATACACCTCGGAACCGCCGAACTCCTTGATCGCCGCCAGTTTCTCCGGGTCGTACTTACCCTCGAACATACGCTGCGCGCGCAGGAGCCGGTAGTTTATCGGGTTAGCACCCTGATTGCGGTGATTGCGGAACACCTCCCAGCGATGCCGGATATAGGTGTTGAGGTCGGGTGGCCGCTCCGGCGTATTCTGGTTCGCGCGCCGCGCCGTCTCGTCGGCGTCCATCTGCGACCGCTGTCCCGGCGTAACCACGCGCAGAAAACCGCCCCCGGAGCGGAACGGGATTTGTCCGCCGGCCGAACCACCCTGAGCACCACCACTATCGGCATAGTTGGCGCTTCCCGGCCCGGGGTACATAACGCTCCCACCCGCCCGCGACTGCGCCGGGAGAGTCGATGATGCACGGCCTGGGATCGCATAGGGCATGATGGACTACTCTCGTATTTAAGCTATAAATCGAAAATGGACGACAACGCAACCGTCGATGCTATGCTGGACGATATTGAAGTCCCGGCGCCGCTGCCCACCCTCGATTCGGCGCTCCGTTGGGCCTTCGTCTGCGACGTTGCGCAGCGCAGCTACCCCGAGGAAGAAACCGCCAAACGCTACGGTTTTACCGACGCCCTCGCCATGGTGGCGTATATACGCAACGATAAAGAGTTGGTCCGGGCCATCAAGGTGCGCCGCGCCTACTGGGACAGCGACGTGGGGTTGCCTGAGAAGCTGCGCACCCTCTATGGCCACACCCTGCAATATGGCGGCGTCGCCAACGCCAAGCTCATGCTGGACCCGTTCATCAAACCCGAGGTGCGGCTGGAAGCGATGCGCCAGCACGCCCGGATCGCGGGCGTCGACGGCGTAGCGGCGACGGCACGCGGCGACATCGGCACGCCGGGCGCGCGGTTCGTATTACAAATCAACATCCCCGGCGAGAAACCCGTTGCATTCATCGAAGGCGCAGTAACTGACGAAGAATGAACCCCCGCGACCCGAACCGACTGTCCCGCCACCAGCGGCTGCTGATGGTACTAGGCTGGTGGCTATGCGTGTTGCTGCTGTTCGCAGGGGTCGTGCTCGTACTAGTATCGCTGGCAAGGCAAGGAGAGTAGCATGAGCCTGCTCGGCATCCTGATCATCGTCCTGATCCTGGTGCTGCTACTCGGCGGCGCCGGTCACTATGGAGGCTGGTACCAATCCGGCCCCGCCGTTTACCCGCTCGGCGGCGTCGTCGGTGTGATCCTCATCGTATTGGTCGTATTGTTGCTAATGGGGTATAGGTTCTGACATAGGGGTCGTCCCATAATCTATCTCGGCATTCTCGCCCTCATCGCGGCGGCCGTCGGCACGATCCTGCTGTCACTGTACGGTAAACCGCCCCGCGACCCCTATTAGGCCGGCGATCATTGTATTCCCCCGACCGTTCCGGTAATTACGGACCTGCTATTACCCAGGGGGTTCCCGTGAGCCGGACCCGAAGCCAACCGGAGGTACATGTTCGATGAAGCAACTTCTCCTCGCCGGCGCACTGGCTTTCATGCCCGCACTCGCCCACGCCGACATCATCTTCTCGGATACCGGCGGTTCGACCGGCGACCTCGTGCAATTCGAGTCGCAGTTCAACAACGTGCCCAACTTCTTCGGCGACACCAACAAGGGCGCCAACACGGTGCAGTTCCTGAACCTCAACAACAGCGGCACCGGCTACGGACCCGAGTTGCTGGGCACCGACGGCAAGGGGCAGGCCGACGTGACCTGCACCAGCAACTGTGTCAGCGACAGCAAGGGCGGCGCCAACGGGTTCCAGCTTGACGGGATGGAGATCAAGCTGACCGCCCCCGTGGCGGCGGCGGAAATGATCTTCAACCTGGATTTCGGCGAAGGCTCGGTTGCCATCGTGGCGCAGGACAATTTCGGCAACACCTTCACCGACACGCTGACCAACGGGTCGAACTTCTTCACAGTCAGGGCCGTCACCGGCACTAACGAAGCGATCACCGACGTGAAGATTTTCCAGAACGCGGTCGACCCAACCTCAGGCTTCTTTGGTTGGAACGATCTGAAACAGCCGCGCATCCTCGCCTGCACGCTCGACGTGGACTGCAACGCGATCGAAGCGCCCGAGCCTGCGTCATTGGCGTTGCTCGGCGTCGGCTTGGTCGGCCTCGGCTTCGTCGTCCGGCGGCGCGCATGACCGAGCTTATCATCTTCATCGCGGTCGCGATCGGCATCGGTTGCGGCGTATATGGCCTGTTCCTCGTCATCCCCGATCGTAAGTAGGAGATACGCACCATGCGCAAACTTCTTTTAGCTTCCGTCCTGACGGCGGCACCGTTGCTGCCCGCCTACGCAATCCAGATCATCAATGACGCACAAACGTCGAACAACAACACGGTCACGGCGACGGAGAATATCGCCGACACCGTGACCACGATCTCGATCATGGGCGCCGGGGTGCAGATCGCGCAGATCGACGCGGCGCTGGGTACGCCGATCATGGCTTTCGTGAATTTGACCGCCAGCAGTATCGATACCGCCACCGGAGTGGGCGGCGCGATCTTGCAACATTATGACGGGACTTTCAGCATCACGTCGAACGCAGACGGCAGCGGAACGAATTATCTATCCGGGACTTTCACCGATGCCGCGTTCGGTGCCGCGACGGGCGATCAGTTGAGTGTCAACGTGGCTAACCCGCCTGACACGCTCACGATGACATCGGGCGTGGGCCTGCCGACGGCGGCGCCCTCGTCGATCACCTTCGCGATGTCCAACCTGACCTCGACCACGCCGTTCACGGGCGGTCTGCAACTCGACACCAGGGGGGCCTCGGCCACCATCGCCCCGTTCACCGCATCCTTTACCGACACGGCGGACGCTTCGGCAGCGATCAGCACGCCCGAGCCGGCCAGTCTCCTCGTTCTGGGCACCGGCTTGTTCACCCTTGGTCTCGTGCGCCGCCGCCGCTATAAGTAACCGCCCCTCGATGGTCCAGGGGTCTGTATCTCGTTAAGCTTCGTATCCCACTCACGGCGGCGGCGCTCCCGCCGCCGTATTTTTATCGTTGCCGGTCCCGCCGTCCCGGCTTAACCTAAGAACCATGATCACAACCGCCCGCGAGTTCGCCCAGATCGACCAGGACAATCCCTGGATTTGGGAACTATTCAACCGGTTCGGCCGGGAAAAAGCCGCGCAAGGCTTCCTCCATTACAGTGCCTCAATGGTCATGGGGCGGGTGCGCTGGGAGACCGACGTGATCCTGCACGACAGCCGTCCCGGCGGCTACAAAATCAACAATGACTGGATTCCTTGGTACGCCCGCAAGTTCAACGTGATGTACCCCCAATATGGCGGCGGCGAATTCTTCCGCGAGCGGGACAGTAATGCCGATGACGGCTGGCCCGGGCGCGCCGCAGCGCGGCATGCACGCATCGCCGCCGGCCTGTCCGTATGAACCTGTCCTACACCCCGCCGCCGACCATCGCCGCGTTCATGCGCGACAATACGCACCGGGTCCGGGTGCTGGTCGGCCCGGTCGGCTCCGGCAAATCCATGGGCTGCATCATGGAGTTGATGCGCCGCGCCGGCGAGCAAAAACCCTATAATGGCATAAGATATACGCGCTTTGCCCTGATCAGAAATACTCTTCAACAGTTAAGACAGACCGTGCTCAACGATATAAAAGAGTATCTGTCGCCGATCATAAGATTTTTCGTGACGGACTCGACGATCCAACTGCGCGCGCCCTTACCCGACGGCACGACGCTGCACTCGGATTGGTTGTTACTGCCCTTAGACTCGAAGGAGGACCAACAGCGGCTGCTGTCACTGCAACTGACGGGCGCATGGGTCAACGAAATCCGCGAGGTGGATTTTTCCCTGATCGGCCCCATTCTGGGCCGCTGCGGAAGATACCCGTCGAAGGCGATGATGGGACCTACATGGTATGGCCTGATCGGCGACTGCAACCCCTGGAGCAGCGACAGCCCCTACCATGAGATCATGGTCCTGAACCCCGACCCGCAGTGGAAACTCTACCACCAACCAAGCGGGGTCGGTCCCGATGCCGAGAACGTCCGTAATCTACCCATGGGATACTACGAAAACCTGTCCCGTAACCCGGATAAGGATTGGGTAGGAGTCCACGTCGAATCCATCTGGGGCACAGCGAGCGCGGGGCAGGCGGTTTTCCACAAATCGTTCGTGGCAGAGGCGCATGTACGCGATCTGCAACCGATCACTAACCCGTTCCGTCCTATCATGGTCGGCCTCGATTTCGGGCGCACTCCCTGCGCGGTGTTGGGTCAGATCGATAGTTTTGGTCGGGCGCTTATTTACCGCGAGATAATAACGGAGGATATGGGCATCGAACGAATGCTCAGAGAATACTTACGACCCGCGCTGTCGCAAGAACCATTTGTCGGTCGTAATATTTTCGTAGTGGGCGACCCGGCGGGCTCCGTGCGGGCGCAGACGCGCGACGAATCGCCGTTCGACATCCTGCGCTCGAACGGATATCTGGCCTACCCGGCCACCACCAATGATATCGACGCCAGACTCGTTGCGGTCGAGCGATTATTCACCGCGAACCTGAGCGGCCAGCCCGGACTGCAAATAGACCGGCGCGGCTGCCCCACGCTGGTGCGCGCGCTCGGGAATATGTACCGGTACAAGCGCAACAAAGACGGCAAAATACAGGATTTGCCTGAAAAATTACACCCCTGGTCCGACGTGGCGGACGCTCTGCAATATTTCTGCCTGGGCACGACGGCTAATTACTCGGGCAAAGTAATGCTCAGGGTGCGCCCGCAGCAACCCGTCCGCGCGCCGCCGATAGCCGCCTGGACTTAACCCGCCTTGATCAGTTCGACCGTCACCGCCATCAGTTGCCGCGTCGCCGCGAGGACCGCCGGACCGCCTTGCGTATCCGCGAGGTTGAGGCAGTGCAGTCCCCATTGCGATGCCGTGCGCAGCAATTCCAGGTCGTGCCGGGCCTTCTCCATGCTGACGAACTCCAGGTTTACCCGGACCGGCGGCGGACCCGACTTGACCAGTGGCACGACACTCATAATCCCCCTCGGCGCAAAACGTAATCATCGCGCCTTCGTGCGTGGCCGGTCAACCGTGGGGCACGGAAAATACGCGGGGACTATGCCGACTTCTGTAATTTTTCAGCGGAGTCGGCTATCGCACGCACGCGCGGATTAAGGGTGTACACCTTGGCACGCAGGACCGAGGCACGCTGTTTCACATTGCCCGGGCGCATCTCCACCCGTTCGTCCAGATATCCCTGGCTGAGCATGCGCGAGAGGCTCGCATCGATGGTATCGACGGAGATACGCGCGTGCTTCGCCGCCTTGGCGCGCGTCGGGAACGGGAGATTAGCGCGATTAAGCGCCCGAATGAGGGCCAGAAGCGCGGCCGACGACCGGGGCGGCTTCTTCGAGCCGGAATCATCCCTAAGCATATTAGTCAGGGCCTCGACGATGACGGGGTTGATCCGTGGCAACGGCGGCACGGTGCGCGCGACCGCTTTCATATCAGTACGCATGCTCTAACTCCTCCGAACTAATAAGCTTGCCCGGAGGATAAAATCGAACGCCTGTATGTGTTTGTCAATATATCCAAAGCGTTACAAATGCTCCAGCGATACCCCCGAAGGGGGTATCGCTGGCGAAGTCGGCGAAATGACGATGGGGCGACGCTGTCAGCCCGGCGGCTTCGGCTTGCCACCGCCCGGCGGGTTGTAGACCAGGAGCCACTGCCCCGGCGGGTCCTGCCAGTGCCAGAACCACCCTTCCGGGGTCGCGCCGCTGCCGGGCGGCTCGGTCGGCGGATCGACCGGTGGCGGAAGGACGATCGGATGCGCCGGGACCGGCGGATCGACGGTGGGCGGGGTGGGCGGGATGACGATGGGGTGCGCGGGATAAGCGGGCGGCTTCGGCAGGCCGCCAGGGCCGCCCCAGATGCCGGGGGGACCGCCGGGCAGACCCTCACCGACGCCGGGGGGGTGATAATCCGGATCGACCGGTGGCTGCGGCGGCAAGGGGCCGCCGCCGACATGACGATCGGAATAGGCGGCGGTGCCGTTGAACGTGCCGGTGATAGTCTCACCGTCGGCGAAAGTGAAACTGCCGTAAAGGATGATAGGCACTGCGGCCATGACCGGTTCTCCCCTGGGTTGTGGCGACTTCTAGCCGGATTAACGCGACGTGGCAAGCGGGACATCATTTCTTAACGATGGGCGGCAGATTGGACGGACAGGCAAGCAAAACATGCACCGCACCCGTCGCCGTCGCCATGGTGATGGACACCGTGCCGTTATCGATGTCCTTGGATTCCGGCAGGGTGCACGCCGAAAGTAAAAGACTAACGACGACCGAGAGTATCGACGGGGAACATTTCATATTGCACGCTTGCATCGGCGCCCGTCTCATGCGAGCGGGGCGGGGTAGACTTTAGTTTAGGTGTTATAACATTTAACACGGGTGATGGGCGAGCGGGCAATTCACTCGACGGGGGCAGACTCGGCCCCTCCCAGGCGGCGCGCGGCGGATACCCTGTCTGCATCGGGAAAAACCTCCTGGCCAGTGCGTGTCCGTCGATGGGCATCGGGATAATGTAGCAGAACCGTAGTTGCTACGCAACGTGGGAACGCGGGAGCGGCGGCACGGCGGCACGGCGACACGCAGGAACGGCGCTTAGCAATACAGAAACGCCGGCACGCAGGAACGGCGGAACGCGGGAACCTCGCGGCGACGGATTTAATCGGGAAGGAAACATCCTCGTTTAATTACTCCAGTAATTCTATGTAAGAAATTTTTCTGTACGCAAGGGGTGAGCGCGCGCGACCCTCCTCGGCCGGTCCATGATCCCCCCACGGCCTCCCTACCGTCGGGAATAACTACAGGCATCCAGTTATAGGAAACAGAAGGATATTGAAGTCAGCCCCGCACGCAGAAATACAGTGTCGCCGCAACCGGACACTGGCGCGAGGCGAGCTACCTGGAACTCGGGCGCCTAGCAAGCGTCGCGATCAGGGCCACGGTTTACGGCAATACGACCCTGCCGAGGGTGCGCCGTGGGATGTTTCCGCCGTCTTCTTCGACATTCGTTTGCTCAATTCCGAGCGCGGAGAATTGCTATGGCCGGTAGGTATCTGGGCGCCGTCGTCACGACGATCGATGGCAAGAAAATCGCTATCAAGCGATATACGGCGCACTACGCCAGAGGCGCGAAGAAATCCAAGACCGCCCTCATTCCGGGCGGCATGCGCCGACCCTTCGGAACCGATGATTCGCAGCGCAACCTTGCGCGCTACGTCAGCAACCTTCAGGACAAGGCGATGGGCCGTTAGGCCCATCGTTACCCTCGCCGCATTCATTTGTGTTATTATTGCGGAACGCCCTTCCCGCTAACGCATCGCCAATTCCCGACAGTCGGGAACGCGATTTACCCTGGAGGGCAATATGGTGAAAGGTATCAGTAAGCTGGACGATAACCGCGTTGCGTCCGTCGTGGACGTAGTGCGAGGCGTTGCCAACAATGTATTGGCGAAACGCGCCGACGCAGAAACCGCGCAAACCAAAGCCAAGGTGAAGCGCGAAGATGCTTACAGCGTGCAATCCGATGCATTGCGCACCCTGGCCGACAATGCGATTGCCGGCGAGTGGTCGGAAGCCGAAGTGTTGAAAGCGCGATCGGTGATCACGTCACAACATAACGGTGATAAGACAACGCTCAAAACGCTGCAAAACTTCTTGTCGTATGCATCGGCAGCGATGGCGCCGACAGTCCGCCCACACGTAAATGGTCTGTGGACGCTTTGCTACGATGCGTGGCGCGAGGAAGAAGAAACCCGTGCCATCGACAAGGATGCGCCGACACCAATCAAGCTAGCGTTCAAACGGCTTGACAACATGTTCACCGCTGCCTTGTCGCTCTGCAAGGGCAATAAGGAGCGTCAGGCAACACTGTTGCAGACGGCTACGGATGTGGACATGTGGGCCGCTGCCAACGATCCGGCATTGGATATTGAGAAGGTGAAGGCGCGCCTGGACGCAGCACGCGACGCTTTAACAGCTTTCGCGCATGATTACCCAATGGCGCAGCTATCTAACGTGATGGCGGAGCTATCGGCAATCAGCCCGAAGGATGTTGAGGCCGCATGGGATAGCGTCAAAGGTGGGCAGTATTTTTCGTTCGGCACCACAACGTTCTCCGCTGATAGCAACGATAACAGCTACGCCGAAGCTGTTGCGGCGCAGGATGCGGCGGAACAAGAAGAAGATGCGGCGCAAATCACGGAAACGCCCGTTAGCGAGTCGATCACTGACGAACGCATTAACGATGCAGTCGACGCACTTAGCTCGATGGAGTGAGGCATTCCCCAAGGTTCGAGGGGGTTCGATCCCCCCTCGACGGGGTTTTGTGTGATTTCAATGGGTTGACCAAACATAGCTAACCTAGTTTAGTGTTTTACTCACATGATAGGTTTATTGCTAGATTCGAGCGGGGGTAAAACACCTCATAAGCTATTGAAACTACTATCTATCTAAAATAAATAATTATAAACCTATCAACCTATCAGCAAAAAGTGCGATATAAGGAGGGGGTCCCCTGTGCGCGGCACATATATATGTGGCTCGCGGGACTTCCCCCCCTTATACCCTCTTTTCGATTGATAGATACGATAGATTCATCTAAAATGTTGATATCGCTCATTATAGAGTATCTAACATCTGTGAAGTTTCTACCAATTCCCGACCGTCGGGAATGATGTATTCATCCAAATAGAGGCTTGACAACCTCGATCCGCCGTGCCATCGTTCCTTCGTTCCCTTATTAGAGGCTCTAATTATATGCCTAAAAATTTACTTTGCCCAATTATAGGAGGTTCAACATATCATGCTTCGTGCCGGCTCGCGGGAATGAACAGGGCGCCCCTCGCGAGAACACATGCCCATGCCTGCAACACACGGGATCACATCCCGTGCTCCGCGCCCTATGGGCGAGAACGTCTAAACGGGGAGCGAACCACGCGGCATCGACCGCTTGCGCTCCCCGCGTGCCGCCGTTCCTGCGTGCCTAAGCCTGAAAGTGTCCATATCGCATTGTTCCCGACGGTCGGGAACAACGAAAGCGAGGTAAAATAAATGCCCCCGCTCGCGGACTATATCGCCGCTGTTAGGTATGAGCTAAACGTCAACTACGGCGTCAGGCCGCATGCCTATCTGGCCGCTCGCGTTGATCGCGCGATTGGCCATCTCCACCGCCGCCGTCGCGATATCGCAACGGCGACGTTCATGATCGCCAACATGTATCAACGAGGGGATTTCCATGATAAGCTATCGTAAAATCGGCGGGCTACGCTTCCTGACAGTCGGCAGATTACAGATAAGCTTCTGCCAATTGCGCAAGGGCCGGGCGCGGCGCAAGATCGTGGAAGTGCGGCCGATAACCGACCCGCTCGCGCCATTGAATACCCCGGGGTATTCAACCGAGCCGAATCCGTTCGGCTATACGCCGGCGTCCGAGCCGGTTATCTGGACACATTTGTAGGATGATGGTGCGGCGCATTCTTACGGGTGCGCCGTTCCTGCGTTCCGTCGGTCCGGTATTAGAAAGGAGAACCAATGTCCAAACTATGGCTTGCGCTCGCATGGGCGGCACTGTTGCTGGTGGCGATCGGCGCACTGTCGCTGCGGGTGCATACGCGATGCTACGGTGCGCACAATAATGACTGCACAACTGAGCTTGTTGCTTGGTGAACATGACTAACTGGGAAATAACCGTCGAGCTAGCGGACCTGTCATGGGTCTACATGTTCGAGATGTGCAAAGACTTCCATGAAGCCGCCGAGAAGGGGCTGCGCGAAGCACGTATACGCGATGCGCGTTTGGTCCGCATCGATGTCTTCGGTGCGCCCGTGCCGGAGGCAGTAAGAAGAAGGAAACTGACATGATGCGCGATATTCATGGGATACCCTTGCTGGCCTTACTCGGTATGGTATGATCTATGCTTTATACAAAATATACACGGAAAGGAGCGAAGATGACTAAGGAAGCCAGGGATATCGCGCGCGCCTTCGTCGCGGGTGAAGTCTGCCGTCGCAAGCGCACTTATACCGACGGCAATCGCATCGTGTTGCACGGGTCTACGATCGCATGGCGCGAGGGTGTTAACGTCTATGCGTGCTTGTGCGGCTGGGGCACCGTGATCACGCGCGACCGGTTGAATGCCCTCTGTCGCGCCCTTGACGCGCCGAGGTTTCACCAGCACCGACACAGACAATATTTCGACAATGCGCCCATCGGCGTAGACGATACGGTCATGCTGACCAAGCCTGGACCCTTGACGGAGGCGATGATTGAGCTAGGCATCGTAAAAATATAGCCGGTTGACTCTCGACCATGAGCCCGGTGAGCCCGCGCTTTTACAAGCGCGTGCCGCCGGTTGACTCCCGACCGTCGGGAATGGTATGATAACTATTCTACTATGGGAGATAGATCAAGATGGCCAGGACATCGAAGTTTACCGAGACCGAGCAGCAAGAGACGGTCCGCAACTGGGTTAACTCCAACGAAACGGCGGCCGTCGTTGCCGCGCGCCTGCGCATCTCCGTGGCGACGCTTTATCTCTGGAAACAGAAATACGTGCCGCCGGTAACGGCGCCGGCCTATTCGCAAGCCTCGCTCGCGGATATGCAGGCACGGCTGGATAATATGCGCCTCGCTAATGAGCGGTTGCGTAATCTGCTGCGGACGGCGCGGGCGACCGTGGACAAGGCGACGTGGGATAAAATATCGCTGGCTTATTCCAAACTCCCGACCGTCGGGAGCGACGGCGGCAGTGCAACAAAGGAGACATGATAATGGACATTGAGACTGCGAAGCAGGTGCTGATACGCACGCACTTGGCGGCGTTGCGTAATCATGAGCGCGCGTCGGGGTACGTGCTGGAAGGCATGCCCGGCATCGCCAAGACCGAGGGCGTGTTTCAGGCGGCGCAGCTACTGAGCGTGCGCGTGAACGAGCCGGTGGGTCTCGTGCAGTTCATGCTCGCGACCATTTCGAACGTAGACGTGAAGGGGTTTCTGATACCTGTCAAGAATCCTAATTCGACGATCCCGGATACCGTGTTCTCGCGGCCGCCGTGGATGCCCACCAATACGACGATGTGGGTGGTGACGCCCGACGGGAAAATCTACGGTCCCGGCGAGTGGACCGGCGACGTGCCCCGCATCGGGTTCCTGTTCCTGGATGAATGGTCGCAGGCCGACGAGGAGGTTAAGAAGCCTGCGGCGGAGCTGATATACAAGGGCAATGTGGGCGAATGCCGGCTGAAAGCGGATTGGCGTGTCGTCGCTGCCGGTAACAGGACGAGCGACCGCTCGGGTGTGGGCCGGGAACTTATGTTCATCGTGAACCGGCGCTGTCTCTTGCGCATCGAGGGGCGATTGCCGCCCTGGCTGAGTTGGGCGAATGCTTTGCCCGACGGTAAGCGCCCGCATTACATGACCATATCGTTCGCCGAGAAGAATCCCGGTATCGTGTTCCCGGAGAAGGTCCCGGACGGGACCGATCCGTTTTGCACACCGAGGTCGCTGGTGCTGATGGACAAAGACATGCGGGCGCTACGCTCGGATAAGGAGGTCGCGGCCGACCAAATGCCAATGGATGCGGTAGCGCGGGAACTCTGCGCGGGTTGGATCGGCGAAGCGTCGGCGGCGCAGTATTTCACGCATCTCAAATATGCCGAGGAGCTGCCGGACATCGAGGACGTGGAACGGAGACCGGGATCGGCCAAGCTTCCGTCGAAAATAGATGCGCAGATGGTGGTCGCTTACATGTTGTCGCATCATATCACGGAGAATAATGCGGGGGCGATCGTGGCTTATACTAAGCGTCTGGACATAAAGATGCGAGTTTTAGCGTTCTCGACTTTCACGAAATCGCCGCATCGGGCGGATATTCTGGCTGTCCCTGAGGCGCAGCTTTGGCTGAAAGACAATAAAGAGTTGCTGACGGCAGTTAACGCATAAGGAAAGGAGCACAAAACATGAGCGAGACACAGAGCATGACGTTCCTCCCGACGGTCGGGAACGAGGACATGACCCAGGCGGTTCGCGAGAGCGCGATGCTTGTGGATATCACTGTGAGCGAGTGGTCGGGATTGATCACCGACAAAGCCGCAAGCGAGAAGGTCAAAGCCGATGCCGGGGCGATCGGCGATGCCGGCAAGTTTCGAAAGAACCTCTTGGCCGGCGCCGATGCCGGGCTCCGTAAGGTGCGGGCGGCGTATCGGGCCGTGCGCGACATACAGAGGAAGTACACGCTGCCCTGGCAGGACCCGCGCCATCCGAAAGATGGTCCCACCCTGCTGCCGCTGGCGTTCTACGACGAGTTCATCAAGGCGCTCGCGAAGCAGAAGCTGGAGGCCGAGACGGCGCGCGACGAATTCCTGCTGGACTATGCGGCGACCATCGCCAAGGCGAAGGCGAATCTGGGGGGATTGGCGAGCGACGCCGATTATCCGGCGCCGGAGGAGATCAAAGCCAAGTTCAAACTCAGCCTCGACTTCACGCCCATCCCGAGCGGTGCCGAGTTCCGGGGTTTGCCCGCCAATACGCTCGACCGGCTCTCTAAGCGCCTGGAGGGCCGTCACCAAGCGAAGCTTGCCGAGGCACAGACCGAGATGTGGGGGCGGGTGAAGGAGCGGGTGAAAGTCTTGGTTGACCGGCTCGATGATCCCGAGGCGGGTTTCCATGCGAGCACGGTGGAAAAGTTGCGGGATTTGATAAGGATGCTGCCGGGGTTCAACGCGGTGGGTAACGACCCGCGCGTCGACGAGATCGTCGGCGACATTAACCGCATGCTCGACGGGGTGGACGCCGAGGCGATGCGCCGGAACGACGCGCTGCGGGCCGACGTTGCGGCGCAGGGTAAGGCCGTGGCTAAAAAGCTGAACGACTGGAATCTCTAGCGGGAAAAGGGGGTAAACAAATGATCGTGCCGCTCAAAAAGGCAACGCTGTCTTATGCGCAGAAAGAGGCGATGGACACCGCGAAAGTGGGATTCATGGTCGCCTGTCCATTCTTCGCCCACTATTTTTATGGGGAGATGGTGGACTACCCAACGATGGAAGTGCCGACGGCCGCGACGGATGGACGAAGATTTTTCTACAATCCGGATTACTTATATGGTTTGAAACATCATGAACGTGTGTTCGTCATAGCGCACGAAGTATGTCATGCGGTCATGCGTCACTGCCAAGCGGCGAAATCCTACCGGCTCGCGGATAATTTGCGCGGGCTGCCGTGGGACCACGACTTTCATAACGTCGTCTGTGATTGGATCATTAACCATCTATTGATGGACGAGAAGGTGGGCCAGTACAATCCGTCCTGGCTCTATAATCCTAATGTCGGGGCAACCGATTTACCGGAGGATGTCTACGTTAAATGGTGGAAACAGCGTCCGTCGGGTGGCTCTGGTGGGTCCGGCTCGGGTTCTGGGTCTGGGTCTGGCTTATCGCGGTCCACTTTTAGCGATTACGGGATGACCGGGCGGGTCGCGAAATCGGATAAGGAGGCGCAGGCGCGCGGCGGTCAGTTCGATCAGATTTTCGAGCCGATGGTCGACCCGGCGACGGGGGCCGAGGACGTGCCGACGGAGATGGAGTTCAAGGAAGCTATCGCTCGCGCCGCCGCTGCGGCGAAGGCGATGGGCAAGATGCCGGCGTTGTTTCAGTCGATGATCGATGAGATCATGGATTCGCAGGTATCCTGGAAGGAGCATATCCGCATGCTCTTAACAGGCAAGCTGGGCATGGGCCGGGAAACCTGGGAACGGCCGAACCGGCGGCGCCTCGTGCTCAATCCAATGATCTACATCCCCGGCAGACGCGGCTTTGGTGCCGACACCGTGGTCATTGGTTTGGATACATCGGGTAGTATCGGGCAGAAGGAACTCGATGCGTTCTTCGGCGAGGTAGGGGGCATTCTTCAGGACATAAAGCCGAGGCGCATCATCCTCTTGGATTGTGACGCAGATATCGCGCAAGTACGCGAAGCGCGTTCGATCGATGATTTCGGGACTATCCGCGCGCAAGGTGCGCAAGGGGGCGGCGGCACGTCGTTCATCCCCGTGTTCGAGTGGTGTGAAAAAGAGATGGTCAAACCGGATGCGTTAGTGTATCTTACTGATATGTACGGAGGCTTCCCTGCTAAGGCACCGGCGTTCCCAGTAATCTGGTGCGCGACGAGTGATGAGAAGGGTCCGTTCGGCGACACCGTGTATATCGAGGTGGAGTAAATGGTGGATACACCCTACAGCATGGTGCTCGATGAACTGGAGCGGCTAGGCGTTAACTACAAGGTTGAGCGCGGCGGCAAACACTACAAATTCTACTTCGCCGGGGCGCAAGGTGAGAAACGCATCCTCGTGACATCGGCGACGCCGACGGGGGTGCGCGCCATCAAGAACGCGCTCGCGCTGTTGAAACGGATGCTGCGTGAGAAAGGAAAGGACCCGCATGTTTCCAATGAACGATTGGGCACCCGCCTCTGCGGAACCACAAGCTATTACGGACTTGATACGCGCTTTACCACCAACGGTATCACAGAAGATATTGTGGTTACGCCACTTGAACCGCGACCAACCAACGGAGAAACCGAGATGGATGATTCATTGGATGTTACTACCCCGCTCGACGACGTTACCCAAAGGGTGGGGACTGACCGAGGCGAAGTCGATCGCGCTGATATTGTTGGAGGTACCATGAGCACAACCCCACTCCCGACCGTCGGGAAACAAAAACACACCGGCTCGGGCATGGCGAAGCGAGCGCCCTATCAGGAATTCTGCGAGGCCGCGTCGTTGCTAGGTTCCAGCGAAGAGGAGTTGGCAGTACGCATCGGCTATTCCGTCGGCGCACCGCCGGGCTGGCGCAAGCTCGGCGAGATACCCCTGAGCGTGTCGCTGGCGCTGAAGCATATTCTCGACAGCGAGACGAGAATCGTCGCACCGAGGCCGCGTAAGCTGTTTATGTTCGCGATCGATGCGGCCGACGAGAAGACGCAGGCGACGGTTAAGTATGTCCTGGAGCTAATGGGAATGACATTGACAGAGGTGAACCTGTAAATGTCGTATCTTGCACATATACAACAACAGACGGCGTGGCTGAACCGCTATGCCAAACAGTTGGATGAGCGTGGCTACTGTGTGTTGGTCCACTATCTCAACAGCGACGGCGGCCCCTGCAACGAGAACCTGTATCGGTATTTTACCGGTGGCTTCGAGCCTTTTCTGCGATCGCTCAGGCAGCACCCGGTCATAGTGCATGTTTATCCAACGTCAACAGCAACGAGCTATGAGCAGGGGCTGCGCAACTTTCAGCATTTCTACGTGCGCTTTCGCGGCGTGCGGCGGCTGAAGCCAATAATAGCCACGCTCAATATGTATAATGACGATTTTGAGCGTCGCAAATACAACAACGGCGATTGGGAATATAATAGCCGTAAGCCCGAGGCGCTGAAATTGATGCTCCAAATCCTCAACATTCCGCACCATCGTGAAATTCTGACTGCAAAAACTCCGGAATACCCCAATGCCGAACGTGAAGCTGCGTAGTAAAATAGGAGGAGAAATTGCCTAATTACAGGTTACACGCCCGAATCTTCGAGGAACTATCGACTCAGATAAAAAGCTACGCCGATCGTTTCGTCCACGTCGGCGATGAAAAGTTCCCGCTAACGGCCGAAATTGTGCAGGGGATGATCTTGCCCACTCGCGAGTTGGCGTTGCTCGATGAGTTGGCGGGACTAGGTTACGTGCTGCCTACTTATGGTAAAGCGCCACTGACGTTTACGCCGGAGATGCATGGCGTGCGCCGGACTGCGTTGGTGATTGTGTATAATCCGAACGGCTTCCGGTACAAGCAAAAACCCGACATTAAAGATTTTCGCCAGCCGCGTCCATGTCTAATCACAGACATGCCGTATATACGAACCGGCGTGCAGGCCGAAGTTCCGCCGCATCTGCGTGCCGCCGTCGTGAAGTGGGTAGATAACGCGGTCGCGGCGGCACGTAAGAGTGAGTTAGTGCATACACTGACGTCGCTCCTATCCACGCGGGACCCTGATAATTTTTTCGCCACCGTCGGACATTGCGCCCGTCGCTGGCCGACGCTGGTGAAGCTGGGTGAGAAGCTGAACCATAAAGAATGGGCGGCTAACTTCGCCAATCCGCCGACGGTCAACCTGAAGACATACCAATGGCCGCACGTGAACAAAGAGACAGTTGCTAACATCCGCAAAATGATCGATGTTGCCGACACCGTGATCGCCGGAGGGATGATGTTGCCGCCGGCCGTTAGCCGGTCGGGATATGAAGGTAACGTGAGCGCATGGATGCGCGACCCGTCGGATTGGACACCGGAGAAAGCGATAAAAAGCATCAGGAACATAACCTCATGATCGTCACCATCGATATCGAGAGTTATTACGACCGCACAACCTACTCGTTGGGGAAGCTGCGTGAGGCGGCGTACATCCTCGACGAGCGGTTCGAGTTGCTCATGCTCGGAATGAAGATCAACGACGGAAAAACCGTCATTCACGAAGGCGACGAACAGGCACGCGCGGCATTAGCCGCGATCGACTGGTCGAGAGCGGCGATGGTAGGTCACAATTTGCGCTTCGACGGGGCTATATTGGCATGGCGTTACGGCGTCGTGCCTAAATTATACCTCGACACGATGGCAATGGCACGGGCGACGATCTTCGCCCATACCGGCCACGCCTCGTTGGAAGCGACGGCGAAGTATCTGCGGCTACCCGAGAAGGGCAAGGACGTGCTCGACGCGAGCGGGAAGCACCGGGGGGACTTCACTGATGAAGAGTGGGAATCATACAAAGAATATTGCCGGCGCGACACCGACATAACAAAGTTGGCGCTTAATAAGTTCGTGCAGGTTATTCCGAAGTCGGAATTAAGGACCATCGACGCGACGGTGCGCATGTTCACGGAGCCGCAGGTGCAGTTGGATCGGTTGCTGTTGGGGAAGCATCTCATCGATATTCGTCAGCAAAAGAAAGTTATTCTCGACCAGTCGGGGCTGTCGAAGGAGTTGCTGTCGTCGCAGTCGCAATTCGCCGCGTGGCTTAAAGGCCGGGGTATCCAGGTGCCGACGAAGCAATCGCCGACCAATCCGAAATTCGTGATCCCGGCGCTGGCGAAGGGCGACCGCGCCTTCAAGGAACTGTGCCAGCGTGAGGATTTGCCCTACGAGGTGGAAGTGGCGCTGCAAGCGCGCATCGATGCCAAATCGACGGGTGAAGAAACCCGTACCGAGGCACTGTTAACGGTATCTGCGCTTAATTGGGGGCCTTCCCGACGGTCGGGAAGCTGGTCGCCGGTGCCTTTGCGCTATTATGGTGCCCGTACGGGGCGTTTTTCCGGCGACGGTGGGTTCAATTGGCAGAATTTCCGTCGCGCCTCCCGTATCCGCGAAGCGGTCGTCGCACCGCCCGGATATCTGATCGTGCATCGCGACGCCTCGCAGATCGAGGCGCGCATGGTCGCCGACCTCGCCGACTGTCGGGTGCAGTCGAAAGCGTTCCGTGATCCGAAGCGGGATATTTACTGCGAATTCGCGACGGAGATTTATGGCCGGTCTATAACTAAAAAAGATAAATTAGAAAGGTTCGTCGGTAAAACTGCGATCCTGAGTCTGGGATATTCCTGTGGACACCTGCGATTCCGCGAGGCGCTGTTCATCGGCAATGGCGGCATTTCCGTTTCGCTCACTGAGGAGAAGGCACGGGACGTCGTCATCAGCTATCGGCAGCGGTACAACGATATCCCGACGCTTTGGCGGCGCGGGGATAACCTGCTGCGCTGGATGGCGGCGACGGCGAACCGCCTATCGACGGGGATGGCGGCGTCTCTGGGATCGGGGATGCCCTATTATCCCGTCGTCGATATCGATTACGATGCGGTGCACTTGCCGAACGGCATGGCGATTCAGTATCCGGGGCTGCGGCCTAAACCCGATCCGAGCCGGCCGTTCAGCGACTCGGGTTTCGTTTACGACGATCCGCATCTCGGTGAACAATCGATGTATGGCGGTAAATTCCTGGAAAATATTTCGCAGGCACTGTGTCGTATCATCATCACCGATATCATCGAGCGGGTACGTAAAGCGACCGACTATTACCCGTTCTTGACAACGCATGATAGTTTAGACTACTGCGTACCCATTGAAGATGCCGTAAAGTTTGACCAGATGTTAGCTGTCGAATTCGCCAAAGCGCCGACCTGGGCACCGAAATTGCCGTTGGCGAGTGAAGGAGGATGGGGACGGACGCTGGCTGCGGCCGAGCGGGGAGAGAATGCATGACCTGGACTGCCGAGCGCACTGCGCTGATGTTCAGACTTTACGAGGAGTACCGAAAGAACCCCGTAGGGGGCTGGCGCAAGGAACTGGCCGAACGCCTGGAATTGCGGGAGACACAGTTGATCGCGAAGCTGGGACGGGCGTATCGTTCCGGCAAGCTGAAGCCGATCGGTGGTTGGTTCGGCCCGAGAGCACCCGTGTTAGCCAAGCGCACCCAACTCGATGAGGGGAACGATGAGGGACCCGACGTGCCGATCATCTGCGAAGCGCCGCCGAAGATCGAGGCGAAGGACGTGCGGTTATTGGCAACGCCGCCGACAAACCGGTGCCAGTTCCCGCTCTGGCCCGACGGTCCGAAGCCTCCGCGTGAGCCGATTTTCTGCGGTAAGCCGGCATTGCCGGGGAAGTCGTGGTGTGCCACATGCTATGCTAAGTTGTTTCACAAGGCTAAGCAGGTCAACCTCGATCGGGTAATGTTGAAATGAGTATCGCCCTCGCGCCTTCTCCCGTTCGCTTCCAATGGTCTTACAGTCAGCTTACCGACTTCGAAACGTGTGCCAGACGGTATTCCCATAAATATGTCTTTAAGGATTTCAAAGAGGAAGAAAGCTCCTTCATGCGCGAGGGGCAGGCACTGCATGAAGCGTTTTACGCACGTATCAACGGCGATCCGTTGCGTTTCCCCCATACGCACCACGAACCTATCTTCCGCCACCTCGATAGCAAGCCGGGGAAACAGTTCGCCGAACTGAAACTCGCCTTGAAGCGGGACTTCACGCCCTGTGCCTGGATGGCGCGGGACACGTGGTTCCGTGGCAAGATCGACTTCCTCAAGATCAACGGCTTTCACGCCACCGTCATCGACTGGAAGTCGGGCAAAGAAAAAGAGGACATGACACAGTTGGAGTTGATGGCGGCGTTGGTGTTCGCCCACAATCCGACGATCCATAAGGTCGCCTCCGCCCTCGCATTCGTCAGCAGCGGGCATTGGGAAAGGACGATCTTCGGTCGCGAGGACCTGACCCGTATCTGGGCGGGCATCTTGCCGCGCGTAGATGCGATGGAGCGGGCGAAGGCGTTCAGAAAATTCCCGCCCAGGCCGTCGGGGCTGTGCAAGCGGTACTGCTTCGTCACTTCCTGTGATTACCACGGTAAAGGCAGCGAGTGATGGATAACACTCTGTTGGTTAAACTGATCGAGGACCAGTTACCGCTGCGGGTGCGGGAAAATTTCTGGGTCGACGTGCGCAAAGACGCGTACGGGCTGCGGGCGACGGCGGCGTTCTACCGGCGCGAGACAATCGAGAAGCTGGTCGGGCCGTTATCGCTGGAGGGTCCCATCGAGCCGCTGCTGCGATGCTTCCTGGAGCCGCAGAAATGGGGCATGGAGACCATCTTGGCGAAGGTGCCGGATGCTGCGATTGGCCAACTTTGCTTGGAGAATGTTTCGTGAATCAGAAACAAACTAACAAAACCGCACGACTCTCCCCCGAATTTTGGCAGGATGTGTTCGCGCCGGTGAAGCCTTTGCCGAACATCTGGCAGACGCCGACGGTCCAGAAAACGCAGGGGTTAGTGGAGCTTAAAATCAAACGGGCGGCGCGGAAACTAGCATATGCGTTGCCCTTCAGGATTGCCGCTAAAATCACCTATGTAGGGTACGACAATATCACGGACATGATTAAGGTGCTCACGGACAATGATTCATTCCTGTTTCACGCCGAAGGGTTTCCCGCCGACGAGCACATCGCTTATCTCTGTCTGCAACTTGGATAAGGAGTAGGCAATGGCGGTCAAAGCGACGAAGGAAGCGGCGCAATACACCTCCAACGGCACCGAGCAGGAGCATTGCTCCGTCTGTTACTACTTCATTCCCGACCGTCGGGAATGTAAGAAGACGGCGGGTCGCATTGCCCCTGGTGGCTGGTGCAAATTTTTCGAACGGCTCCCTCGTAAGAAAGCAGCATGACTCCCGAAACTAGAGTCAAAAATAAAATACGAAAACTACTTGACAAACGAAGGGGGCACTTATATTATTACATGGTCGTGCCATTCGGTTTCGGCGCGACGACGGTTGACTTCCTAGGCTGCTATCGCGGGGCCTTCTTCGCCATCGAGGCGAAGGCGCCCGGCGGTAAGCTGACGGCGCGGCAGGAGGACGTGCTCGATCGAGTGGTCCAGGCAGGCGGTACCGTGTTTGTCATCGTCGGTGATGACGGACTCGATGCGTTGGAAAGGTGGTTGTCATGTTCATAAGCAATGACCGGAAGCATCTGGTGTTGCCGGCAAAACCTGAACTAGTGCAGTTAATGCCGCACGCTCGCATGTTTGAACATGCGGGGCAGCAATTTCTGTTGGTACCTAATAAGCCGGACGAGACGAAGCTGGCCCGTAACCTGGGTTTCGACGTGCCGCCGCCGATGCTGACGCAATATGATTGGCGCGGGCAGACACCGTGGGATGTGCAACGCATAACCGCGGCCCTGCTGGTGGAGAATCCCCGCTTCTTCGTGCTGTCCTCGATGGGCACAGGCAAAACCCGCGCGGCTATTTGGGCGGCGGACTGGCTGATGCGGACAGGCGTCGCGCGGCGCGCTCTCATTACCGCGCCGCTGTCCACGCTAACGCCGGTGTGGCAGCGGGAGTTGTTCCACGTCATGCCGAGAGAGCAGACGGTGGTGCTGCACCATGCACAGCGTGCTAAGCGGCTGGAGTTGCTGAAGCAACCGGCCCGCTGGTTCATCGTCAACCACCACGGCGTCGGGCTGATGCGCGACGAGTTGGTGGCGCGCGGCTTCGATATCATCATCGTGGACGAGTTGGCCGTGTTCCGCAATCAGCGCACCGACCTCTGGAAGTCGCTGAACGTGCTGATCCGCGCCGGCGACCCGCCCCCTAAACATGTGTGGGGCATGACGGGGTCGCCGACGCCGCGTGCGCCGACCGATGCTTACGCACAGGTCAAACTGATCGCCCCTGCGCGGGTGCCGAAATCGTTCATGTTCTTCCGTGACTTAACCATGCGGCAGGTGTCGCCCTTCAAGTGGCTGAACCGGCCCGACGCGACGGCGATCGTGCATCAGGCGATGCAGCCGAGCGTGCGCTATTCCCGCGATGACATCGAAGAATTACCGGAAACTTCTTATATAGATCGGGACGTGCCGCCGAGCGCCGCCATTAAGCATATGTATTCGGTCATGCTGGACCGGATGCGCGCTATGATCGCCGACGGCACGATTACCGCCGCCAATGAGGGTATATTGCAAGGAAAATTACTCCAAGTATCATGTGGGTATGTCTATACCGACACCAAGGGTGTGTATAATCTTCCCAATGCGAGCCGGTTGCAGGCGCTCGAAGATGCGGTCGCCGAGACTGACCGGGGGGTGCTGGTGTTCGTCCCCTTCCTGCATGCTCTCGCGGGTGTAGCCAGTCATTTGACTCGGGCGGGGGAGAATATCGCCGTGGTGCATGGCGACACGACGCGCACACAACGGGACGCAATCTTCACCACTTTCCAGGCAGGCACGGGTGCGCGGGTAATTGTTGCACATCCGCAAACGATGGCGCATGGCTTGACGTTGACGCGGGCGGATACGATCATCTGGTTCTCGCCGACGATGAGCCTTGAGACGTACGAGCAAGCTAACGCCCGCATTACACGCCCTGGTCAGAAATTTAAAACGGTAATACTACATCTAGTAGGAACGCATGTGGAAAAAATAACCTATACACGGCTGCGCAATCGTAGTAGGATGCAAGGTGCATTGCTCAGTATGTTCCACGATCAAGACGTTAGTATGTAACAAAACAAAAGGAACGAAATCGATGAGCGAAGCAATAGCGAAGCCGCCGGGTGACGGACTCCCGACGGTTGGGCAACTGCGTAAGACGTACGACGCCGAGGGGCTAGTCGCGCGGACGATAAAAGCCCGCGATCGGTTAGCGGCGATGAAGAAAGACTATAGCGAATCGATCCAGCCTTTCCTCGCGTTGCAGGAAAGGTTGGAAGCGGCGCTGTTAGAAACGCTCAACGAAATAGGTGGTGACTCGATAAAAACCAAGGCAGGCACGGCGTATAAAACGACACGCACAAGCGCCAAAGTTGAACGTTGGTCACTCACGCTCGACTACATTCGCGCGAAGGAGGCGTGGGAACTGTTAGAAGCCCGCGTGTCGAAGACGGCGGCGCTGGAAATCGTGAAGGAGACCGGCACCTCGATACCGGGGGTGACGATTTCGACCGAGGTGGCCTTGAACGTGCGCCGGGATTGATGCTTAACTACGAGAACAGGAGATAATGCAATGAAGCAGATGGTTCCCTTCAAGCCGGGTCAATTGGCGGAAATCTTCAGCGGCTACGTTTCGCCGCTGGCAAAAGCGGGGCTTGCCAACTTACCGAGCGGCGGCTTCGCCGTGGTCGGCTACAAGGGTCGCGCGTGGAGCGTGCGCTTCCGGGGCAAAACCGAGTTGATCGAAGTGAGCGGTACGCCGGTACCCTACATGGAGGCGGTGATCGTCGGCGTGTCCTCCAATATCAGTAAGCGTTGGTACGCGCGCCGTTACGAGGAAGGTTCGTCGGGGGCACCGGATTGCTGGTCCGCCGACGGTAGCGTGCCCGATCCGACTTCGGCACAGAAGCAATCAGCCAACTGCGTAACCTGCGTGCGCAATCAGTGGGGCGCGCGCGTCACCGAGTCGGGCAAGCGCGCGAAGGAGTGTCAGGATAATCGCCGCATCGCCATCGTGCCATTCCGCGATCTCGACAACGAGGTATTCGGCGGTCCGATGCTGCTGAGTCTGCCGCCGATGACGATCAACACTTTCGGCGCTTATTGTGCGCAAATGGAAAAGCTGGGCATGCCGCTGGAAGCCGTCGTCACCCGCATCGGATTCGACAAAGCCGTGTCCTTCCCGCGCATCACGTTCGAGGCGGTGGGCGTATTGGACGCGGAGGATAGCACCAAGGTCGTCAATGAGGTGATGCACTCCGAGCAGATCGCTCGCATGTTCCAGGAAGGCACCGGCGGCACCGAGGAAGACGCCGCGCCTGCACCGGCGGCCGAGCCGGAAGCGAAGGCCGAGCCGGTAGTCGTCGATATGCCGAAGCGCAAGACGGCATCAGCGTTCGCGGCACCGGCGGCGAAGAAGGCGGCGGCACCCGCCCCGCTGGAAGAAACGCCTGCCGACGTGGCGGCGGTGATCGACGGGTTGCTGGCCGACGAAGACATGGCGTCCTAATGAGGGGACGCCAATGGATACGAGGGGTTTTCTCGATCGACTCGTAGCTGACGGCAACTACATCATCGCCTGCTGGAAGAACGAGAAGGGTGTGTTCCACCGGGGCTACCGGCGCGCGGACTTCAAAGCCGCCGCCGGTCTCGCTCAGTGGTGCGCGAACCAGGGATGGGATGCCTACTATGCGATGGCATCCTTCAAGCTGGCACAGGCGACCGGCACCGATACGCTGCATGTGGATAAGTTTTCCATCCGCCGCACGCACGATAACGCGCAGGGACTGAAATGTTTTTGGGCCGACCTCGACATCAGCAGGCCCGGCGACGGTAAGAACCCGGCGTCGGTCTATGCCGACCTGAACGCGGCGGTGGCGTGGGTCATCGCGTTTCGTAAGGCGACGGGCATGCCCAACCCGAACGTGTGGGTACAGTCGGGCTGGGGCATGCACGTCTATTGGGTCATGCAGGAAACGATGGAGGCCGATGACTGGCAACCCTATGCCGAGGCGTTGAAGGCGGCGATGACGGCGACGGGGGCGGTGGGCGACATCAGCATATCCGCCGACCGCTCGCGTATCCTACGCCCGCCGGGTACCTACAACTTCAAGGATGCTACGAAAGTCAAAGAGGTTCGCCTCATCAAGAGCGACCCGAATGACTATCCAAACCAAGGTATACTGGACAAGTTAAGACCGTATCTAGGGAATAAGAAGTCTTTCCAGGGAAAGAAAAACGGCGCCGTTAGCACGATGCCCTTTGGAAAGTCTAAGCTTTCTGCGGCCGGTCAAGCTAATCTTGACGAACAAAAGTTTCCACCGGCGGCATTTAACGACCTTGTCGATCATTGCGAACAATTACGACGCACCCGCGACACGCACGGCAAAGACGACGGTCGCAATCTATGGCAGTTCGGCACGATCAATACCTGCATCTTCCTCGAAGATGGCGATGATTGGGTGCATCCGCTGAGCGACGGCTTCCCGCAATACACGCCGGAGGAAACCGATTCAGTCTATCAGAAAGCGAAGGGGGAGCGCGGCGATAAGGGGTTCGGCCCTACCACCTGTTCCACGTGGAACAGTCTGCGCCCCGGCGTCTGTAATCAGTGCCCGCTGTGGCAGAAAATAACGACACCCCTGCAAGCGCATTCCGACGGCGATCTCCCGCCGGGCTACCGCCGCAAAGAAGGTACGATCCAACGTGCCATCGGTCCGCAGTGGAACACGATCCTGAAAGGCAATGTGCAGCAACCGGTGCTTTATCAAACTACACGTGGATACGAAATACGGTTCCTGTATGAGTTCAACAGCGTCCATCAACCCCGTGTTCTGCAATGCGATTTGAAGTATGAGCCGAACGCGGCGGCGACCTACTGGACCAGTATGAGTGTGCAGGTCGATCCGGCGCAGGGGAAGGAGATGAGTACCATGGTCAATTCGTGGATTGCGCAATTGCGCAACGCCAATCTAATTTCCAGCGAGAAGGTGAAGCCGTTCGGCTGGATCGAGGATAGTCAGGGCAAAATAACCGCCTTCGCAGTCGGGGGCCGTGTCTACCGTCCGAGCGACAAGAACGATTTCGTCGCACCGCACGACCCTGAGTTCGCGGAATGGTACCGCCCGCGCGGCGTCGTGACTGACTGGCAGAAAGCAGCGGCGCTGGCGACGAAGGACCGCATCGACGCGCAGGCGATCATCGCCTGTTCGTTCGGCGCGCCATTGGTTCACTTCACCGGCTATGGCGGTCTTACTTTGTCGTTCTGGTCACAACAATCGGGTGTCGGTAAAACGACCGCGATGCATGTCGGACAGACGGTGTGGGGGTCGATCAACGGTATCTGCTACCGCCGCGACACCGAGAACGCACGCAGTGCCAAACTCGCGGCGACGCAGGCGCTGCCGCAGTACCTCGACGAGATGCAGTTCGACGAGGAGAACGCGAAGCATACGGTAGGTGCGCTCTATGACATGTCGCAGGGGTCGGGGCGCGCACGCATGAACGCCGACACGACGCTGCGTCCGAGCGAGCGGTGGTCGAGCCTCGCGGTGATCCTGTCTAACGCACCCTTATTGGATCACGTGGCAGCGCATAAAAACTTCACCGATGCGGGTGCAGCACGGCTGTTCGAGATCGAGGTGCGCCGGGCTCCGGATAAAATCCTCAACGTGCATATGCAAAACTTGATCGTCGATACCGCCAACCTGTCTTACGGCACCGCCGGAGCGGTGTTCACCGAGTTCGTCATGAAGAACCTGGATTGGGTACGGGCGCTGCGTGCCCGCGTTGCCGACAATATTGCCGGTGAGATGCAGGCGGTCGCCGCCGAGCGGTTCTACGTCGCCGGCACCTCCACCATCGTCACCGGCGCGATGGTGGCGAAGCGGTGCGGGCTAGTGGATTTCGACGTGAAGGCGTTGTGGGCTTACCTGAAGGAAGCGTGGCTGGAATTGCGTCGCAAATACAGCGAGTTGGCGCCGATCACGCAGAAGGTCAACGGCGCCAGCATGAACCTGGAAGCCGTGTTCGATACGTTCATGGTCGCGACCCAGCAGCAGCGGATGGTGACGAACCGCTTCCGCCAGTCGGGTATCTACGACAAAGGGTTCAAAGTTTTCCAGTCGCCGCATGGTCATGATCAGCGGCTGCTGGTGCATGTCGCCCGCGAGGAAGCGATGTGCTCGATCCATCACAAGGAGTTCCTCGATTGGTGCCGTAAGCACAACCTGGGCGGCATCGAGGTGGTCGAGCATATGAAGCGGACACTCGGCGCAACGACGGCACGGCGCAGCTTCGGCGGCGGCACGCCCTGTTTCGTCGGCTACGTCACGGTCCTCAACGTGCCGCTCGCGGGTGCGTTGGCAGGCTATCTCGATGATGGTATTGATGCAGCGGAAGAAGATACTCAGCCGGTACTTTCCCGACCGTCGGGAAAGTCGCAGCCGGGCAACAAACCCAAAGTGTAGAGGAGGAGACTATGCTATCCGCAGTACCGGAGAATTTTTGGGAGCGCGTTACCGATAAGGTGGCGAAGATGATTTTCGACCGCGAGACCGGCGCACCTAGGCGCGTCGTGCCTTTCCCGACCAAGGCGGAACAACAGGCATACGAAGAAACTGTTTCGTCGTTGTTAGATAGTGGTGAAAACCGTGCTGGATGATCACGAACTCGATCTGATCCTGGCAGCCTCGGCGGCAATAAACGCAATCTGCATGGCGCTCATCGAGTTGCCGATCATTAAAGACGAAGATGCACGCAAGATGATGGAGGCAGCCGAGGAGGTGCTGGAATGCGCCTATATCTGTAAGCGACGGACGCAAACCCGAGTGGGAGCGAGCGCCGAGCAGGGTGAGTGAGTCGATATCTGTGAGTGTACCGTCCCGTAAGAGCGAACCGTAGCGCATGAGTGTACCGCGAATGCTGCGTGAATCAATATGGCCGAGTGCACCGATATACGGGAGTGAACCGACTTAGACGAGAGTACCGTCGCCCTGGAGTGAACCGATTCAGAGGAGAGTACCATGACAATGGAGTGAACCGGATTGAACGAGAGTACCGCAACAACGGAGTGAACCATCAGGCGTAAGTGTACCGTCGCGTGCGAGTGAACCTGAGTGGATGAGAGTACCGTTCTGGCCGTGTGAATCGATATGGTGGAGTGTACCGAAATAATAGAGTGAACCGATTTAGCCGAGAGTACCGCCTCAATGGAGTGAACCGTCGCGGCTGAGCGTACCGACGTAGTGAAGTGAACCGTCTTGGCTGAGTGTACCGAGATAGCGAAGTGAACCGTCGTGGATGAGTGTACCGAAGTAGTGAAGTGAACCGTCGTGGCTGAGTGTACCGAAGTAATGAAGTGAACCGAGTTATGGGAGAGTACCACCGCAATGAATACTTATATTGATCCTAACGACCCGACCACGTGGTCGCCGGAATACAAAGAAAGCATCGAGCGCATGTCGCGTGACATGCGCAACGCTGCCGTGACGCTGACGACCGAGGAAGCGCGCTTCCTCGTCGCGGCATACTACGCGATGCAGGAGGATCGCATTCGCAACGACCATAGGGTGCACAAGCTGAGCGAGAGCCATAAGCCGAACGAGATCGTGGAATGGCTGGGCAAGCAGCGGTTCACGCTGGAACGGCAGGTGGCCCGCGCGTTGGATGCTTACTCGGCTGCGCAACCCGTCGGAGTTTGGGCGCGGTCCATAACAGGCATCGGCCCGATCATCAGCGCGGGGTTGCTGGCCCATATCCACTTCGGGGATTGGTGCGCAGTATGCCACGCGCTCAATCCGACCGGATGCGAGCGGGCACAGGCTAATAAGCTGCGCAAGTTGCCGGCACATGCCTTCACCCCGACCGTCTCCTGCCCGACGGTGGGGCATATCTGGCGCTATGCCGGCCTCGATCCGACATCCGTGTGGGCAAAGAATACGAAGCGGCCTTGGAACGCCGACCTGAAGCGCCTGTGTTTTCTGATCGGCGAATCGTTCGTGAAGGTGTCCAATAACCCAAACGATCATTACGGTAAAGTTTATAAGGAACGTAAGGTATTGGAGGAGGCCAACAATCAGGCGGGTAAGTACGCAGCGCAGGCAGCGGCGGCCTTAGCGGCGAAGAAGTTCGGCGACGACACCGAGGCGAAGAAACACTACGAAACGGGGCGGTTGCCGCCAGCGCGCATCCACTTGCGGTCGCATCGCTATGCGACGAAACTGTTTCTGTCCCATTATCATCACGTCGCTTTCTGGGACCGCTATGGTTTTGCGCCGCCAAAGCCGTATATCATCGAGCATGGTGGCCACACACACTATTTGGCACCGCCGAACTGGGGTGCAGCCGAAATGAAGGTGAGCACCGGCACTGCGTGAACGAGCCAAATCCGTAGAATGTACCGTAAGGGCCGAATGAACCGCAGTAAGCGAGAGTACCGAGCGAACCGAGTGAATCGAAGTAACCGAGGGCACCCAGGCGCGTGAATGAGACGGGGCATGTGAGCGTACCGAAGTAACTGATCGAGCCAAATCCGTAGAATGTACCGTAAGGGCCGAGTGAACCGCTGTGCACGAGAGTACCGAATCTTCGGCGTGAGTCGTAGCTAGGGTGTGTACCGCATAATCGAGCGAGCCGTTAACGTGGAGAGTACCGCGCTGCGTAAGTGAATCGTTGTCTGAGAGAGCGCCGAGCAGGTAGGAATGAACCATTGGCATAGAGAGCACCGTGAGGCGGAAGTGAACCGACTCCCCAGGAGAGTATCGCGAAAGTGGAGTGAGACGGGGCATGTGAGCGTACCGAAATAACTGATCGAGCCAAATCCGTAGAATGTACCGTAAGGGCCGAGCGAACCGCAACCCACGAAAGTACCGAATCATGGGCGTGAGTCGTAGCTAGGGACATGCACCGCATACTCGAACGAACCGTCTGAACAGAAAGTACCGGGAATGGCACGTGAATCGAACCAGCGGAGAGCACCGTTCAATTCGTGTGAACCGATTGATTAGAAAGCACCGGGGTCTAGGAGTGAACCATGCTATCGGAGTGTACCGAATAAGGTGAGTGAACCGTACGAAACGTGAGCGCCGTTTTGTAAGCGTGAACCGTCCACACAGGAAGCACCGAAATCATGGAGTGAACCGTGCCCTTGGAGTGTACCAGATAAGGCGAGTGAACCGATAAAGGTGAGAGTACCGCGTCTCGTGAGTGTTAGTAATTAGCGAACGCCCCGGCGCTTTTTAATGCGCCGGCCCCGCGTTTCGGCAATTGCAGACCGTAAGCTCCCGTCCTGGCGGCCTGCCGTGCTGCCTGCCGCGCCCGCAGGATGTCCTGCATTCTGATGCGTTCGCCCGGGTACTCGCTGTTGAACTCGGTCATTTTTTCCCGCGCATTCGCGTCGTTGCCGAGGATACCCTGAATAATTTCATGCTTCTGCGCTTCCATTTCCGCGCGCGCCTGCACCACCGCTGCTCGCCCCTCGCGGAACTCGGTGACGCGCGACGGCTGGAAGCCGAGCGCCTGATAGGTCGCATCGAGGCCCGTAATCCGGTCGGGCGGCAACTCGGTTTTGCCAGTGACTCCGGATACAATCCCCCGATTATACAGATTGTACGCCTTCCACAGGTCGCGAGCGGGGCGAACCGGCACCAACCCCATCAATCCCTGTTCGATGTTACCGTGGAATAGCTGCCGCATCGCGTTGGCAATGATCACAGCATTTTCACCCGACGCACCGAGGGCCGCCGTGCCGACGGCCGCCGCAAAGTCAGGCACGCTGAAACTTTGTATCTCCGGAAGCTCCAGCATATTGCTCATGCCGGTGCGCCGGCGGATGTCGAACCCGGCGGCGTGCGGCAGGCCGTTGAGGAGCACGTCGGCGGCTTCGTTGCCGAACTGGCGAGCGACGAAGTTGCGCACATCGGGTATAAAATCATGGGGCTTACGCTCGCCCGTGCGCGGGTCGGTGTAGCCGCCGAAGAAAAACTGGTAAGTCCCGTAGGCTATCTGCGCAAGCTCCAGCGGCACGGCGCCGCGCAGGCCCGCCGAAAATACCCGCGTCGCGAGGGAGAGTCCGAGCGCGATGCGCGCCTGCCTGCGATCCTCCGGCGTCGCTCCCTTAACCGACTCATGGGCCAGCGAGCCGAGCATGGAAAGTTGGTGCAGCCCGTAGTTGCGGAACTGCATGATCGTCGGACCGAGGCGCCCGAGCGTGCCCTGTTCCGTCGCGATGCGCGCCTTATTGTTCCAGTTGGGCTGTGCCCACCGGCTCTCTTCGATCGCGTAGTCGATCGCCTTGTTCACATCCCCGCCGGATTTTTTCATCTCCGACTTATACGCAGCGTGGGCTACCGCTGCGCGGTTCATCATATCGAT